GACCAAGTGGCTGACATCAGCAAATACAAACTCGCTGTTCAGGCTTTTTGGTCTACAATGAACTAAGATCTTTGCCCTTCACACCCAGCCCTAGTGGCTGGGTTTTTTTTGCCTGCTATTTGATACCAGTTCTCATTCCCTGCGCGCGGGTGCGGGCGCGCTATGCTGAGCCGTGCCCCACAAGACTCTTATTTAGCACTCCACGTATGCGTGGAATTCACTCCGACTTCATTTCTGAGAACGGTAGCTGATGTAACTAGGTGGTGCTGATAGATACGGGTTTACCCTTACCGACTTCATTTCTGAGAACGGTAGCTGATACATTTTAGCGCACAAAGGCAACTTTGTTCTAAAAAAAGTAGAACAAAACCCGATTTCGTAGGTAAAGTTAGAACAAAAAAAGTGAGGCTACATGCGGGTTTCAAGCGTTTTGTTCTAATGTTCTACTAATTTTGGAGGACATGTCTGAAAATGAAAAAAACTGTGTGGCAAGGGTCTTTCCCAGCAAGTGCAGAATCCATCAGAGAGAAACAGAAAATAAGACCGTATACCCTCTGAAATTAGTAGAACATTAGAACAAGTATACTACTACTATACTTATTTAAAAATAATATATATAGGAATCAATGACTTACGAACCCACTACCCCCCCATTTCTTGTTCTATATGTAAAGTCTAAAAAGTAGAACAAATAGAACAAATAGAACAAAAAAACCCCATATAACTTTCTTACCTAAACCCTTGACACAAAGGTAAAGTTATACTATAATAGAAGGGTAGGGGGGAAAGAAAGATACCCTACTTCCTTAACTAACACTCCACGCTAACGTGGAATCCATAGGAGATCATCATGAAAGAAACTAACACTTCACCCTTAGATGGGTTCTTATTCATCACCCAGTTTGACATCATAGACATAGAGACAGGCGAGGTTCTCTTTCACCGTGGGGACTACATCACCCCTGCCGAGATTGACAGTTTGGCGCGTTTGTATGGCATGGACATGTTTCACCTGACACTTTGCACGAGTGAGCACTCCGCGCAGTTCGCAGAGATAGATGCCGAGTGTGCATACCGCGAGGTGATGGGATTGGGTGACATCGCATGACAGATCACATCGAGTGCCGCGTCTGCGGTGATGAGTATCCCACCCAGAGGTGGGCGCTTGGATACAAGGTGTGTCTAAGCTGTGGTGACAGCCTTGCAGTTGAGCAGAGAAAATCATGGACGATAGCGCCTATGAACAAGTCAAACTATATATTGTTCACCGACTTGTCCCTGCTCAAACAACTTAACCCTAAACGAACGGAGACATGACATGAAAACAGATGAACTAACAGGAGTTGCAATGACAGAAGATAACACAGGGTTTTCACACATCAACCACACGTTTGGAACGGGTAAGCATATGGACAGGTTCGACCACATGGAGGAGATATTCATGCCTGACACAGAAGGCAATGATAAGCCACTACTACCATTCAGTGAGTACATAGTGGAGTGGGGCTATCACGATATGTTCAAGGAATCATTGGACAGCCCCAACGGGATACTGGACAAGATGTTCAAGAAGCACGGCAAGCACTACAAAGCCGTATATAGCATCCCATGTAAGGGTGGAGCGGTAATGAGAGTATCTGTTGTCTGTGGAAACAATTTCTACTCAGAGCCTAACGCACCCTACGAGGTGCGGTGTCCACGCATTGATGAGGATAGTGACGAGCCACTACGCAACCAGACGGACGAGGACTTGATGGTAACGCTAGCGAAACTAATAGCATACGCAAAGGAGTATTGAGATGGGATACAGATCAGACGTAGCGTACACGGTGCGCTTCAAAAGCGACCACGATACCAACAACACACATTCGTTCTTTACATTCTTAGCTGAGATCAAGTGTGATCCATTGGCGTCATCTGCGCTAGATGAGGTGACCGTGCTTGAGAGCAGGCGAGAGATCAACTTCAGTTGTGAGAGTACTAAGTGGTACGACTCATATGAAGAGGTGAAGGCACACGAGCGCATCATTGAGATTGCCGATGAATGGTGTAACGACCCAGATAACAACTCAGGTATCTGGTACACGTTTGCTCGCGTGGGGGAGGAAATGGAAGACAACGATTACCGACAAAATTCTGGCACTGGAGCAACGTATGACTATGACGTGGTATATATCAGCCGCCAGATTGTCACGGACTGGGATTAAACTTTCTTACCTAAACCCTTGACACAAAGGTAAAGTTATACTATAATAGAAGTTAGAAGGGCAGGGAGTTCCTTAACTCATGTCTTACTTAGTGTTCCACGGTGACGTGGAATTTGTTTTTGCAAACGGAGATTTATTATGAACATGGAATTGAATAAACCTAACCACCTTATCAGCCTCGCTTCTAGCGGCGTGTTGGTGAGTGTGGATGTGAACGTGTGGTCGGCTACCAAGCAAGACCGAGGCATCAGCAATGAAGTTACTTTGGCAAAGCGCGCTGACCAGTCGGCGGGTAGGTACGTTAAGAACCTCTTAGCTGATAACCCCAAGCACAAGGCTATCGTGAACTATAGACAGACTGTCTACAACTGGGTAAAGCGTCGCACGTATCGGTGGAACAATAGTCAGGACTTACTACCTAGCATTGACGTGCCTAAGTTCAAGCAAGAGTACCGTGAACACGAGGCTCAGTTTGGTTTGCTGATTAGTGCGTTCCTTAGCGAGTACAACAGCATTGTGAGTGACATGGCGTTCAAGCAGGGAGACATGTTCAACAGGGATGACTATCCTGCACAAGAGGAACTGGTGTCTAAGTTCGGCGTGCGCCTCTATGTATCGGAAGTCCCCATGAACGACTGGCGTTGTAACATCGCTAAGGACATAGCTGACGATCTGTTTGCGACTTATAGCAATCAGGCTGAGGAAATAGTGTCCCACGTGATGATGGAACAGCAATCAAGATTCGTTGAGGTGATGAAGTCAATCAGCCATTGTTGTGGGGTAGATGAGACAGAAGTGGATGGCGAGGTAAAGGCTAAGAAGCGCAAGATCTACGACACTACCATAGAGAAAGCACGGGAGATGTGTGAGACATTCAAGGGGTTCAACCTGAGTGGTTCTAAGGAGCTGGAAGAGGCACGAGCGTCTCTGGAGAAAGCACTAGATGGTGTGGACGCCAAGACTATCCGTGAGAGTGAAGCTGTACGCTCGGCAGTCAAGGAAGACATCGACGACATCCTTGGTAAGTTCAGTGCGTTCAAGTGTGTTTGAGTAGGTACTCCAGTTAAGTTTTTAATCAGTAAAGAAAGTAATAAATCATGTCAAAAGTAAATATGTTGGAAGAGATGTCAATAGACGAGTTGCGAAGGTTCATTCCACTAGTGGGTGGAGAACTAACTGTGGTTGTGCAGTCAGAACCCGGATGTGGCAAGTCCTCGCTGTTATCTATGATAGCCGCAGACAACGGTGACAAGTGGCGCAGTCCCAAGGATGGCTACAACATCGAGGGTGACAAGTACGATTATGTATACGTTGACTGCCCTGTGAAGGACATGAGCGACATAGGTATGACTATCCCCAACCATGTGACCAAGCAGTTGGAGTACTACGTTGCTGAGTTGTTCAATACCAAGAGCAACAAGCCCAAGTGCATTCTGCTCGACGAGTTGATGAAGTCTCCCAAGCTGATGCAGATCATCTATACCCGCCTGATGTTGGAGAGAATGTTAGGTGATAAGCCACTGCCTGATGGGGCGGAGTTAAAGAGCATTGTGTTTGCAACGTCTAATAATGCCTCAGATGGTGTCGGTGACTCCATGCTTGCCCATGCAGGTAATCGTGTATGTATCGTGCCAATGAGCAAGCCAACGGTAAGTGAGTGGCTGACGTGGGCGGGTCAAACAATAACTATTGGTGACAAGGTACAGGCGCGTGTGTCCCGTGTGATTCGTGCGGCGGTGTCGATGTTCCCCAAGTGTCTGTCAAGCTACAAGCATAGTGACCAGAAAGATAATCCATACATCTTCAAGCCAAGCATGACTAGCCTGTCTTTCGTCTCGCCTCGCTCTCTCGCTAAGGCTGATGTGATTATCCGTAACAAGGACAAGATCTCAGAAAATGCCTTGAAGGTAGGTCTAGCAGGTACTGTGGGTGCGGCGTTCGCGGCTGACATGGCGGCGTTCATCTCACTAGAGAGTACCTTGATACAAGTGGATGACATCATCAAGAATCCAGAGCATATCACTATGCCCAGAGACATTAGCGCGCAGTTGATGATTATGTTTCAGGCAGTGGATACTCTGAAGACACAGGATGAGTTGAGTAAGTTTATGACGTTCGTAGAGCGCATCCCGTCTGAAGAAATTCAAGGCGTGTTCTTCACTATGGCGATGCGTACACCATCAATGCTCCGCTTGGCGCGTAACAACGAGAAGATCTCTAAGTGGGCAGAGAACAACCATGACATGTTTTAAGGAGTAAGTATGTCTGATCTAGAAGTAGTCTTATTGATAGGAAACGCAGTACTTACTGCCATTTATTTAACACAGTTGTCAAGCGCTAAACGAGAGAAGAACATGATCGGGGAAATCTTTCTAGCCATTGGTAAGGGTGAGATAAAGGTAGTGGTCGATGATAGTAAACACACAATCACATTGAAGGATCTAACATGACTAAAGATGCACAAGAGACACGCATCAAGCGTGGGCACATGACACTAATGAAGCACCGAGACACTGCGCTCTACTCAGGCGTGATGCTCATGGGCAGTAGTGAGGTTGTGGATAACTTGCCCACTGCTTACACCGATGGTGTCAACAAGAAATATGGTCGTAAGTTTTTGGAGAGTATCGCTGATGAGTCTAAAGTACGAGGCTTGATCCTCCACGAGAATCTTCATGTGGCGTTGAAGCAAGTAGCACACGGCAGATCCATGTTCAATGACAACCCTAAGCTAGCCAACCTAGCGGCAGACTTTGTGGTGAACGATGTCATTGTCAACATCACAGCTACGCTACCCAATTCGCGTGAACGTCTAGTCGAGTTGCCCGATGGTGGATTCTATGACCCCATGTTTCACGACTGGAGTATGCGTCAGGTGTTTAACTATCTGAAGAAGAACTGTAAGGACAAACAGCCTAGTGATGGTGATGGCTCAGGTAACGCTCCACCCCAAGGTGGAAACCCAGATAACGGCAAGGGTGGTGAGGTTGAGGTCAATGGCAAGACGTATGACTTATCCGATGGAGATGAGCATGACTTCCCTACTGAGGGTGATACCAAAGACATTAACGACAAGGTAGATCGTGCGTTGCGTGAGGGCGGGATGCTTGCGGGTCGCATGGGGGGGAATATGCCACGTGTGATCTCAGACCTGTTAACCCCGAAGGTTGATTGGCGTGAAGTACTACGTGAGTTTGTTTCTTCAGCCACTAAAGGTAAGGATGAATTCACTTGGCGGCGCATGAACAAACGTCACCTTGCCAACGATGTGTATCTACCTAGTATGGAGAACGAGACGATAGGAGAGATTATTGTAGCTATTGATACATCAGGCTCTATTGGCTCACATGAGATAACTGAGTTCGCCACGGAACTGGCATCTATCTGCGATGTCGTGTCACCCGAACGTGTCCGTGTTTTGTGGTGGGATACCAAAGTACATGGTGAGCAGATCTTTGATGGACAGTACAACGACATTGCAAGTTTACTCAAGCCACGCGGTGGTGGTGGAACACGAGCAAGTTGTGTGAATGAATACATCAACCAAGAAAAGCTAACGGCTGAGTGTGTGTTGATGTTCACCGATGGCTATCTTGAGAGCGACTTGCATTGGGCGATTCCCTGCCCAACCCTGTGGATGATTACCCGCAATAACAGCTTTGAACCACCCGTGGGTAAGAGTGTATTTTTTGATAATGAATAAGGAGAAACATTATGATGTATTGGAATTATGACCGACTGACTGAGATAACAAGTAAGAATCCACCCTTCCGTGGGAAGCCAAATAAGTTTCCTTGGGATTATAAAAGACGCAGTGAAAAGGGTATCTATGTACGCAAAGAGGAAGATGATACCGTCTTTGATATTACATACTATGAAAAAAGAAATACAGAAAATATAAGTAAAGAGGTCTACGACAACTATGTATCAAGTGGGCAGTCAGAGTATGTGCGGATGTATAGAGACCCCTGTACAAACGAAGACGTACATATATTTGTTACAAGACACCCCTCTGTCTTAGGCACTGTGCGCTCCGATAACACGTTTGAGTTCACTAATAAGAGTTATGGGCATGGGGACAACATAATGTTGTCCAATCATTCAGTTGGATATTTTTCTATCTGTTCACGTATGGGTGGACTCATATATTCCCAAGGAAATAGTATGTTACCGGTATACCAAGGTATGCGCGTGGACTGCAATACTATGAGACCAACTAAAGACTTCTCTGTGTTTGTAAAGAATGTTGATAGGAGCAAGTCAAAGGCGCTAGTCAAAAGCTATGAAAAGTTATTCAAGGTGTCTGAGACGATGTTCAAAGCTATGGATCACGCATCTTTTAAAGCTTCAGCTAGAGAGGTCATTACAGACATTGATAACTATATATCCCACTGGGGTAAGACAGACGAGTTATTCACCAAAGGATTTGGGTTGATAGAGGAGTCACCGTTTGATGCTATGACATACATGATCTTGGGGTTGAACACAAACTACTGGCTATCAACGTTAGCTCATAATAAATATGAGCCCCATGCTTTGTATGTGTCAGCTAAGAAATCAATTCTGAAAGAGTTATACAGGCGCAACCCAATCTTTACCGAGCGAGAGTTCAAGGCGGGTGAGACGTACCCTGCGAGTACATGGGGCATTACCTTGCGCGTAGATGGAAAGGAAGTAGAGCAATGTTATTAACAAAAGAAATACTCATAGAGGTTAGGGATGTGTATGGGCAAGAGAAATACTACCCTGCCTGCGATGTGTCTAGGATATTTACAAGGCTAACACACACTACTACGCTAACGCCCGTGGCTATTGGTCACATCAAGAAGCTTGGCTACGAAGTCAAGATTAAACAACGTGAAATTTAAGGAGATCGACATGACTATGGAAAGATTTATGCTAGACGGATACCGTGACCCAGAACTGTATCAAGTGTTGAAAGACTCAGTTACGTTCCCACTGGTACGTGAGATGGAATTTAAGTATGGACTGAAGGTGCTGAAGAAAAGCGCAATCCGTGGGGCAAAGACGGGTCAAAATAGTGACTCATGGGTGCTGGCACACACGAACGGTGTAGTGATTGGTGAGGTCTACATGGATAAAGTGTATGACTCGAAAAAAGATGCAGATGTAAATACCTATATGTTCTATACCCCGCACTTTGCTAAAAATCGTGGGCGTGGATCAGACGAAAGAAACACCATACAGAGTACTAAGATTAGTGGGCTAATGGCAGCAATCAAACGATACCACGCAATCAAAACCTCAGATGACCATAGTATGGTGTTAGCAAAAAGAGCAAAGGAAGCCGCTAGGCTTATGAGCCACGAGTTGGGTGACACAAGAAAGTCTACCTCTGAACTATCAGGCGATGAGATTCATGCGCTACTTTCTTACCATCTAGGGGAAAGTCCTAATAAACATACCCTTGCGTTAGACAGAAATAGATGTCAAAATATACTTGACAAATACGAAGCAGCAGATAGAATCTGGGAACGCAAAAAAGAAGAGATCTCCCGTGCTTTTAAGACTCCGTTCTACATAGTAGGAGTAGATAGAACTGGAGAGTTTCTCGTAGGTAAAGCGGCTTACCCTAACGCGTCATACGATGACGTAGGGCAGGTAGTAATAACACAAGACTTCAAACGGTACAAGAGTATTGCAGAAACAGAAGACGGCAGTCTAATGGCGGTAAGCACCATGATAAAAGTGGCATATGAGAATAATTCAGGAAGTACCCTACATGGTTTTCCTATCACAGATAAGTATAACGCCGACCTTGACGTGGCGTTTTACTATGTTTCGTCGCCATCACTTTACGAAAATCTGTGGATGGTCATTCCATGCAACACCTGATAGGTCATTTGAGTCCTGTCGTTCACCCTAAGAATTGGGGCTTGATCCGAGTTCCAGTTCGCAAGGTGAATGACACCTATATTGTCTACATAGCTGATGGGTATAACAGGATATATGACGCTGACACACTGCCATATAAGTTAAAGACCAAGATGGCTATGATTCGCGCAAGGGGGAATGACACCGCGCTGTTCGAGCCAGAGAACAGATTACAGAAGATGGCTATTTATATTAATAACCAATCAGAAGAGTTAGATGAAGTAGGTTGGAGGGTATCGCAAACGTACTACTGCTTGGTCTTAGACCGAGACACACTTGAAAGTTTAAAAGGAGAGAATCATGAGTGAGATGAAACGCATCAAGACTGAAGAAGATGAGGCATTTGAGTTGATTGAACAAGCCCAACGTTTACGCGAACAAAACAAAGAAGCACCTAATGTACTTAATACAAAGTTAACTGGGTGGGAGGTCAACTACTTATGTCAGTTGATGGAGTATGACCTTGACTCAATAACTGAATGGGTAAGCCCTGAGATGGAGGATGTATGCAAAAACATAAAAGGTTTGCGATTTAAACTGGAGGGTTTACTATCATGACGCCTGAAGCGAAGGTCAAGGACAAGATCAAGAAGTTTCTTAAAGCAAACGCGATCTATTATGCAATGCCTGCTACTGGTGGGTATGGCGTGAGTGGTGTCCCTGACTTTCTTTGTTGCGTAAAAGGTAAGTTCGTAGGCATTGAGGCAAAAGCTGGCAAGGGCAAGACTACGGCATTGCAAGATAAAAACATGGGTGAAATCCGTGAATCAGGTGGCATAGCCTTTGTCATCAATGAAACTAACTTACATGAACTTGAGTACTTATTATGAATGAACAAGATCTGGAGAACCTACGTGAACTACACGCTGGGTTTGCCTTAGCTGGGTTATTAGTGAAAGGAGTAGATGTGAACCTAGCACCACACATGGCTTATGAATTAGCAGACGCCATGCAAGAAGCACGGCTAGCACCCGCTGGCATTGTATCAATTAAGAAACGTTTAACCAAAAAGGATAAATCCCATGAAGAAAAATAAATCAATAATGACACAAGTACGTACCATGTATAGTACTAACCCTAACTTGACATCTGAACAGATTATCAGTAAGCTGAACTGTAAACCTAGTCAGGCGTATGGTTCGCTGTACCTAGTGCGTAAGGAAGTTGACAATCAGGGAGTAATTAGTACTCCACCCAAGCGTGGACGCCCACGTAAGACTGCCTCTACGCTAGAACCAGTAGCAATGATGACAACAGATAAATCAATTACAGAGAAACTAGCGCCTGATATGGTCAATGCGCCACCGCATTATAGGCATGGAGGTATAGAGACAATTGACTACATAGAAGCAAAGAACTTGAACTATCGTTTGGGTAATGTAATTAAGTACATCAGCCGTGCTGGTAAGAAGACAGAGCAACTATTGGGGATCAAAGACCGTTTTGATTATTCAATAATGGATCTTGAGAAGGCTAAATGGTATCTTGACCGAGAAATCGAAATTGTTAAGGAGGACCGTGAGTATTTTAAAGTTCATAACCCACGATTAGTTTAAACCCAAGGGGCGCAAGCCCCTTGAAACCAGTTCCCTTATTTAGTTAGATAGAGTTTTAAATGATAAAAAGTATTGACATAAAAACCATCACGTTGACTGGTCGCCCATTCAAGGAGTGTGGTAAGTGCGAGGAGATGTGTCCACCCGAAGGTGGGATTGAAGTTAGTGCTATCAAGTGGTTATGTGCTAGCTGTTGGGCTATCCGTAATACAAGGTACAAATCAAAATGAGCCTTATCACACTTGACTTTGAAACCTACTACACGAAGGGGTTGGGTTTCAAGACACAGACCACAGAAGAGTATGTCCGAGACAGAAGGTTTGAGGTTATTGGTGTCAGCACCAAGGTAGACGACGGCGAGTCCGTGTGGGTGACAGGCACACGTGAAGAGATTGGTAAATACTTATCCACCCTGCCGTGGGACACTAGTTCGCTGCTGTGCCATAACACTTTGTTCGATGGATGTATTCTTAGCTGGCACTTCAACATCACCCCACAATTCATGCTAGACACGTTGTGCATGGCTCGTGCGATCCACGGCGTAGAGGCAGGGGGTTCACTCAAGGCGTTGGCGCTCCGCTACGAGATTGGGGTAAAGGGTGAAGAGGTGCTAGCCGCTGAAGGCAAGAAGCGCTTGGACTTCACTAAAGAAGAGTTAGCGCGATACGGGGAGTATTGCAATAACGACGTAGAGTTGACCCACAAGCTGTTCAACATCCTGTCAGAAAACTTTCCTGAGAATGAGTTGAGTTTGATAGACATGACTGTACGCATGTTCACACACCCTGTACTAATGGTTGATGATGCTCTCTTACAAGACAGAGCCATTGAGCTACAAGAAGAAAAGCTGGCATTACTTGAGAGTCTCATGGATAGACTCAAGTGCGAGGATGCTGAGGCAGTACGCAAGAAGCTAGCTAGTAACAATAAGTTTGCTGAGTTGCTACTAGAACATGGTATTAAACCCCCTATGAAGGAGAGCCCAACGACGGGCAAGCAGACCTACGCGCTAGCTAAGAACGACGAGGGGTTCATAGCGTTAACTGAGCATGAAGACCCATTCATCCAACAGCTTTGCGCTGTGCGGCTAGGTACTAAGTCCACGATTGAGGAATCAAGGATTGAGAGATTCATTAGCGTTGGCAAGCGCAACAAGGGCCGCCTACCTATTCCCCTGAAGTATTACGGTGCTCACACAGGACGTTGGGCGGGGTCAGACAAGGTTAACTTCCAGAACCTGCCTAGCCGTGATAAGAAAAAGAAGGCGCTCAAGAACGCAGTCATCGCCCCTGATGACCACATTGTCATTAACTGCGACTCCTCTCAAATTGAGGCACGAGTGTTGGCATGGCTAGCGGGACAAGATGATGTGACCGAACAGTTCGCCAACGGTGAAGACGTTTATTCGTTGTTTGCCACAAAGATATATGGAAAACCTATCAGCAAGGCTAACCCAATTGAAAGATTTGTTGGTAAGACTTGTATCTTGGGCCTTGGCTACGGGACTGGCTCAAAGAAGCTACAGCACACACTCAAGACTACACCGCCGGGGGTAGAGGTAGATGATGACATGGCTAAGAAGTATGTAGATACATATAGAGAGGCCAACGACAAGATCATAGCGTTATGGCGTGAGGGGGATAAGGTCATTGATAACTTATCTAACTGGCCTGATAGTTTTGTTACCCAACAACCGAAGAAGCCTTACTCCTATGGTAAACACAATTGCTTGATTGTGAACTCGACAGGCATACGCTTGCCGAATGGTTTGTATATCCGATACCCAGAGTTGGCTAAAGATACTGAGGAGTCCAAGACTAAGTACACATATAAGTCACGTAAAGGGCCTGTGTCTCTATGGGGTGGCTCACTAGTTGAGAACGTGGTTCAAGCCTTAGCGCGCATTGTTGTAGGAGAGCAGATGCTTGAGATTAATAAGCGATACCCCGTGGTACTGACCGTGCATGACGCGGCGGTGTGTGTAGTACCACAGGAAGAGAGGGACGAGGCGATGGAGTACATCATTAAGTGTATGTCTGTTGCACCTGCGTGGGCAAAGGGATTGCCCGTCACCTGTGAAGCGGCTAGCGCGCCTAGCTATGGAGAATGTTAATGACACGAGAAGAACTATTAGCAGACGGTACACAGTACTGCTGTTACTGCGGGGACGAGAAGGTACGATTCCAATGCTGCGGTGAGAATCACTTTCAGACATTTGCTCAGATGTCTACGGATGAGCAAGATGAGTTTTTGGACAACGAGGAGAAAGACGTGACAAGTGATGAAATAACTAAATTGATTCAAGACAACGGACTGACCTTGCATGGTGACATTGAACACTTTGCCGCCCTTGTCGAGGAACATGCTTATGCCAAGCACAATCATTTGTGGCTCAGGCGAATAAATGAGGCAGTGGAGGCTGAACGAGAGGCGTGTGCAAAGGTGTGTGACGAAATCGTGGCTCGTTACAGACACGCAGACGATTCTCCTGAGATGGTTGCCGCCAACTGGTGCGCCGCTGCTATTCGCGCAAGAGACAGTGCTTAAGCTACTTCTAGCCTTGCTAATGCTTCCAGCATCGGCATTGGCTGTGCCTTACTCTAAACAAGCCAAGTGCTTGGCTGACAATCTGCACTACGAGGCACGTGGCGAAAGTCTGGCTGGCATCAGAGCAGTAGCATCAGTGGTCTTAAACCGAGTCGCTAGCAAGCGCTGGCCAGATTCAATCTGCCGCGTGGTTTATCAAAGCAAACAGTTTAGCTGGGCTAACGATTACAGAGCTAGAAACCCAAAGCTGGTGGCGTACACACAGAAGGTGCAGCGGGTTGTTGTTAAAGCAATGGCAGGGAGGTTGAAGGACAAC